TTTGTGTGTAATAGGTGGAGACGCGAATATCGGCGACTAATAAATTAACCGCTCCCACTTGCGTAACCGATGGCCGCTCTACTGGGCCGACTGTGTAGCCGTCCGGTATGACTGCCAAAACTGAAAATATTAGCTGCTCAAGATTGTCAAGAGAAGCTGGGTTTGAAAGATAAGCAACTCCGCAAGTGATAGTTAGGTTAATCTTTGCGTGGATAGTTGCGTCGTTAATTGTGTTAAGTTCTAGGTAAGGCGAATCCGGCACAAGAATAACCGCTGGAACTTGCACAGCTTCGGGCACATACGAATAAACGTTGGCCGAAACTGACCCGAGTGCAGTTGCCAGCGGTGTCCGGACAGAAGAAAGAACAGTTGAGGCGGGCATTATCCCACCATTGTCTCAACGTCGAGGTAAGGCCCGAGAAGGCCAGTTACTTTAGCGAGAAGGTTTTTGGAAAGTCTGTAAGGAGTTACTGCGAAGTCGATTCCTTCGATTGATCCGCCAGCTGCGGTTCGGGCTTGGAAGATTTCCACAGAAATAGCCAAAACGGCAGACTCAACGTTAGGGTTGCCGACGTAGGTTGATAATCCAGAGAGCGCAGCGTTTCCGGCTGGGATAATATTCTTTTCCAATATGTCTGCATTTGTGATTGCGACGGTAAATACATAATCGGTGATTTCGTCGTCGGTTACTGTGTGAGTGCCATTAAAGGGAGATCCGCATCCAGTAATTACGACGGATTGGCCTTCGGTAAATTCGTGAATTGTGGCAGTCTCAAAATAAGCCACATTATTTTCTAGTTTTACTTTGTTGATTTTGCTTTGAAATGTGACAAGCATCGGGAGAACTAGATTCTCACTTGTGTCCACAATGTCATCAAGATAAGCATCTGAATATAAGGATGACGAGACGCCAAGAATCGTTCTTAACTCTGTAGCCGTGACTATTGTTGGCATCTCGCCTTCCTTTCGTTCTAAGGGGTTAAGCCCTGCTCGGGAGCGGACAGGGCCTAACTATTAAGTTGGACTAAGCAACCATCCAGCGGTAAGCGCCAGCGCCGACCTTTGTGGCCAATGCGCCGTAGCCATAGTAAGCCACTTCGATTTGACCATTCAGCGCGACGTTTGTCTGAAGACGGAAACGTGAAGATTCATACCAAGTATAGGAATCTGGATTGATAACGATAATGGTGTTGTCGCCAACTCCAGAACCTGTTGTGAGGTTACGATCAACGCGGAAGTTTAGACCGAGAAGGTTTCCGACTGCTGATCCAGCAGAAAGGTTACCGCCTTGATTCATATTGCCAATCAAGTTCTGATAAATCGGACGTCCGTTATCAGCGAGGTTCTGAATTGCGCCCCATTGCTGAGGTGATGCAATGATGTTCTGGGCAAATCCGAGAGTTCCAGCGTAGATTGAAACGCCAGCATCGGAAACGAAATCAAGAAGGCCAGCAGCATCAAGAGTGCGGTTTCCGCCATCTGTTCCACCAGCAATTAAACCGGTGACAACTGCTACATCTGTTGCCTTTGCGTATGCGTATTCCATTTGACGAACGAGTTCATCGAAGAACGCAGGTGAAGAACGATCGAGAAGTTCAACAGAGAAAGTTTGTCCGCCAGCATACTTCTTGACTGTTACTGAAAGGAATTCGTTTGTCATTCCTGTCTCATCGATTGCAGCAGCTTCAGCTTCTTCGCCAACTGTTGGAACAGCTGTGATTTTAGGAATTTCGAAAGTCATTCCTGCATCTGGTAGAACGCCGCGAGATACTGAATCAACAGCTGGGCGATCTGCATTTGAAAGTGGGTTGATGATTTCTGTCAATTGACGGGTTGGGATGAGACCAGCGTTGTTGCTTGTGGTGTCATCTGCCGCCATAACGTATTGACGAGCAGCATCATCACCGAGTTTAGCGCGGACGCTATTCTCGAGATATTTCGCCTTTGTGAACTCAAGGCGAGGAGCGGTGAAGAACGCTGGACGTGGCGCAGCGGCTTCAACCTTAGCAGCTTCTACCGTTTCTTCGGCAGGAGCTGGAACGGTAGTGTCTGACACTTGTTCTCCTTCGGTTGGGTTGTCTGCTTCAGCGGTTGCCGGAGCAGAATCTTCTTTAGGTGCTTCATTCTCGGAAGCAGCGACTTCGCTAACGCGAGCTGAGTCAATAGCTGGATCAGTAACAAGAGATACCTCATCAAGCGTTGCGGAAGTAATGTTCATTACGCCTTTGTTATTGACCCACTCGTTAATTTGTGCGCCAACGCTAAAGCCATCCCTTAATCCTTCGGTGGCTTCGATTAAAGCATCTTCTCCGGCCATAGTGTTGGCGATTTTGAACGTAGCCACAATTCCGTCCTTTGTTACTTCGTGAGCGACCATTTTGCCAATTGGACGAGTCCGATCGTGCTCCAAAAGCAATTTAACGGGCTTTATTTCAATTGAGTCCGCTGCGAATACAGTCGGGCCAACTGAGGTATTGCCTTGCTCATTCCAAGTAACAATAGTCCCGCTAATTGTGCGCTTAATTGTGTCGGCCGCTGTGACGACCATTGGCATTTTGATTTTCATCGGATTAGATCTTCTTCCTCTTGAATCTGCTCAACGCTCATCGCGCCAATGCGGTTAAGGATTTCATAAACCTGCGCTCTCTCCAGAGGATTGCCGCGCAGGAAGTCGTCCAAGTCAAAACGAACTTCGGTTGTGGCTGGAACGAAATCTGGCATCGAAAGCCGCTTTTCAATTGCGGTAAGTAATGGGCGAAGTGAGAAGTCAACTAATGAGCGCCGTTCGCTAATCGAGTTTGAGTAAGTCATTGAGGTAGTTTCGGCGCTCAAGAAGTAAGCTGGTATTCCAGCAGCTCTAGCCAATTCCAAAGCGACGTATTGACGCGCTTCGGCAAGTTGCAACGATTTAGGATCATAACCAAATTCTTTTAGGTCAACGTCTGCATTGAGGAAAGCAGTCGAACGAGATTGGCGAGCGGTGCGCCAAGCTGAAAGCAAAGCTGATACTCTTTCAGCAGTTAAATTGGTTCCATTAGATTTAAGAACCATTGAAGGATTAGGTTCTTTAGCATAATTAACCGCTGCGTTTTCTAAATAGACGGCTGCTGAGACTGTTTTTCCAGCGCGGTGTAAGAATCCTTCATCGTAACCATCAAAGCGAATGATTGAACCGATTCCTTGAAGTGGAACGTCCATTCCGTCAACTTTGTAAGACTCAATCATCGTATTTCTAAAATTTGTGTCAACTGTTACGCGATCTGGGCTAACGCGAGTCCAAGCGCGAACTTTTCCGCCGTCTGTCGCCGCATACATTTCTAAAACTTGTCCGTAGCCAACACCATATAACCAAATATCTTCGGCAAGCCAAGTATAAATAAGTGAACCCGGAACTCTTGGATCAGGTTGATTTATGACGCGAAGTGGCTCGACGTGTTCGCCAGTCAGTTTGTTGTATTGCTCTAAAGGTAATGATCCAGTAGTTCCGCAAATGATATTTCTAGCTCGAGCAATTGAAGGAACGCTCATAGCCAATTGGCGAGTTGTATTTGTTGCTCCGCCAAGAATGTTATAAACCGAGTCACTGATTTGGACGGGAGTTAGTGCGGCGGTTACATCGCTCGTCTTTTGCGGTGTTTGAGCCGTTACTTGTGGAAAGAAGAAATCTCTAATAGCACCCATTGAGCCTAAATTGTAAGCGGTGTGTGCTACATAATGACTATATCAACACCATCATTGGCTTTTGTGGCGTAATGAGTCGCCATAGCCGACGCAACCGCTCCACAGATAACCGCATTACTCACTTTGCGACCCATTACCCAACCGCCGTCACCGAAAGGTAGTTTGACGGCGGACAGGCATTGTTTAGTTAGCTCATCTTGTCCCGAGTGAGCTAACCGCTGAGATGAGATTGCTCCCAGTAACTCATCGCAGCTTTGCGCATAGTCGAGGCCATCTATCGGCTCAGTTCTGATTCCTGCCGGTGCTAATCGCGCAGCAACGGCCGAAGCGGTTCGGGCTGAGTAGGCGACTAATTGGACGGGATACTTTCGCACCCATTCCGCCAAGTCATTAGCCAAAGCTTTATCATCGAGATTTGACGGGTTATGCCAAGTCTGCAAGAGGATGACTTGGAATTTATCGCCTTCTAACTTTTGGCTCGCTACTAAGGCCGCTTGTTTTCTATCAGGACTGAGATCGATAGCCAACCAAGTATCAGACTCAGGGTTGAGCCGAAGCCCCTCAACTTTACAGCTATCCCATTGCGACGGACTGATAACTGGGTTAATCGTATCGACCCATTGACATAAAACTTCTGTGCGCACAATATCTTCGGGGTCTGACAATACGGCGCGGATATTGTCGGGATGCACGGTGTAACCCAGTGAAGGATTAGCTTGGCAGACACCTAGCCAAAAGTCCGGTGAGTTATCAAATTTAAGTCCGTTAGGCGCAGACCATTCGAACCAACCAATATGGTCAGAGCCGCCGTGAATTGCGGCGTATGCTCGCTCGCGTAACTTATTTAAAACTATCGAATGCTGATCTCCGGCATTTGAATATACCCATATTTGAGGATTTGGGCTAGCCATTTGGGTATAACGCAGGGCAGACCAGACATCTTCATCCTTATATTCGCGAGCTTCGTCGAGATGAATAGTTTCAGGTGCGGCAATACCTCGACCGGCTGAATTATTGGCTCGGACTATATATCGACGGCCTTCGGTAAACTGTAATTCTTGAAATCCTTTACTTTCCAGCTTCTTAGTAAACTCGGCAGCTAATCGGGGAGTTGATTCGATAATCCCATAAATCTTGTAGAACAATTCTGCTGAGGTTGTCAGCTTGTGGGCTGTGTGAACTTGTAACTTTTCCTTGAGAACGTAAATCCTGAATAAAATCTGAAGCGCCATAAAGGTCGATTTCCCTTGTTGACGTGCGCACAAAAGGGTTACAACTGGGTGTGCCCATCGGCCGTCCGGCTTGTATTTGAGCGAGTGATGGGCTAACCATTGTTGCCAAGGAAGCAAGTTGTAACCGATTTCTTCGCAAAACTTAATCATTTGTTCGCCGTGAGAGGGTAAATCACTGAGTTTTGTGTGAATTCGAGGGTTTACCACACCACGGTAAGCCGATTCGTCCCTTATTCGGGCTAGAACCTTTGAATCGCTCCCAGAGTCGCCCAGAGAC